ATGATGGGACAGGAGGTGTAACTTGCAAGTTCCCATCAGGAGTCATCGACACCGACCCACCTTCGTTAACTACATCAGTGCAGTTAACAATATAGGTTGGTATCAATTGCCCCGTACTTGCAAATGAATTACTTGGTATTAGATATGAATCAGCAGATGGAGGTGTTGCAGAACTAGAAGATGAAGAATTTAGTGATAAACGTTTTTCTTCAATTTCTTTTTGATATTTAGCCAAGTAGCCGTGTTGCACCTCTGACGGTGTAACCCAGCGTCTAGGATTATCAAGATCACGAACTAACCCAGCAGGTTCGAAACGACGTGCGTCTCTTGCCTTCTTGATCAATCGCAACATTCTGTTGCCTTCATCCACTTCCGTCATGGAAAATAATGATGTGGTGTCTTGTCCCAATTGAGTAATACTAATAGTATAAGCTGGCCCTGCGGAAGTGTTGATTCCTCCATAAAATGTAAGCACCAAGCTAGTAGAATTATCAGTAACTCCGGAGGCCACAAAAGCCCACGCAGAGTGTTCTGAATAAGATGAACCAACTATGCTAAATTGTACAGAGGATACACTACCGATAGAGACAGTATTATTTGCAACGTTACCGTTGACAAAATAGTTAATAGGTGAGAAAGAATCTCCCGCACTAACCAAACTAATAGGATTGTTAGGAACCGATGCTCCGTTACAATCAAATTCAATTAGGAAACTGCCAACCACATCAGCTGGGAAAATTAATGAGAACTCTCTAGTAGGAGCGGCAGGTGCACAGATAATGTTCAAATTGTTCTCCACGCAAGGGAGTACAATATCAGACAATCTGCCATTGCTCGTTGACCCACAAACAGCTCTCCACATTCCCCATTTATTTGCCGTACTTAAAGTTGGCTTTCGAAGCCCAACCAAGTAATGGCACCATAACGATCCTACTCGCAGTCCTTGTTCTTCAGTGGCATGACCTAATGTGGTAACCTGAAAGGTACCATAGTCATTCCACCTTGGATCAGAAGTGCTAATAGCATCTGAATTATCCAAGTATCGCCATTGGATCCCGTTAGAATTTTTAGCACATTCAATAGGATGGATAAAGGCTTTGTCAGAAGTATTAGTGGTTGTATAAGTTTGCGTTGCTACAGCTAGTTCATCGGCCAAGGCAGGTTCATCAGCATCGTAAATGGTAGATTGATAAATGGTACCTAATTGACCTGTTGAAGAAATAACTCCAACGTTAGGAACGTATTCAAAAATGAACCCATGTAAACTATACTGTTGAAAGCCTTGCGCTATCTGGGCTAGCCAAGGTGTAACTGGTTGAACAGGTCCTGTAGCAGAAGCTCCAGGATTAATGTCAAATAGTTGTGTTGCAAAATTTTTGGATCCCAAAACTGGACCGACGAACTCTCTGTGCCACACAGTAGTTTCGCCCATCTTGGGACCAAATTGAGCAGTCGCATTGCCCATCATGGCCCCGGGATTTTTATTCTGATATGCACCTACAAATGCTTCCGGAAAAGCACTCATAACAGAATCCATACCCCCAGCTTTATATTTCTCCTGCAATTTAGCGGCACGTTTCTTGAATGTTTCGGAGCCATAATCTCCTCCACCAAACAAGCTCCAAATCGCATCAACGCCGTTGCCAATAGGGCCAGCGACGCCTGCCAATTTCTTGCCTAAATCACCGAAGTATCCACCACTTCCTGTGGCCCTAGCCAATTTCATAGATTGAGCAGCAGTATTTTTTGAATTATACTTACCTGCCCCAACTATTTCCTTAGCTACTTCCACAATCTTCTTAACTTTCTTACCCTTTTGTTTTTTATGATTATCAGTCATTTCCAAAAATAAGGATTTTACACGACGGGTACCTTCTATTGAATCCCAACTAGAGTGTTCGGTCAAGCCATGCGCTCTCTGCAGATGGAGGCATTCCTTTGTTAATAGGCTAGATTTGATTGACACGGTCAAAAACCTACCCCTACACTTAAGCTCTACATGAGTAGTATGTTCCTTACTTACACTGCAGTTACTTAGACCTAGAAAATTTTCCGGGATTCCCGTCGTATAGTTTTTACTTAATTGGCTCAAGCCAATGATTTTATGCTTGCCCCTACATATGAATTTTTCAGGTTCAATTCGGTGCATTTTTCCTACATGTAAAGATTCCTCAGGCTGCAAAATAGAATAGCCCTTTACAGGCGCATCAATGCATATACCTTCAACGTCATACAATACACTAGGAGACAAATTTAGCACTGGAGTCATCAGCATGCATATAGCTAGTAGAAGCCATATGGTGTGTGACAAAACCCTAGTGGTCCCAAATCTGGGACGAGGCCCACAAGGTTTTGCCAAATCACTAATGAATATATCAGGTGGACCAGAAGTGTCATGATCTACCAAACTTTTAAAATATCCATGTGTTACAATAGAACCAAGTTCTAAGGTTGAAAGGTGTTGTTCAAATTCAATTTGCATTTCATTATCCCAACTGTAAGTTAAACAAAAGTCGACAAATGCCATATCATCGTCTTCATGATCAAAAAACATACACCAATCATTGATCTTACTATACACTGGTTCAACGCCTTGAGTTAAGTCCAGTATACGATCACAAATTTTCCGCAAAGGACGAACTGTGGAATAAGCATTGTACTGAGACAACGCCACACCACGCATTAATCCTGATAGGGAAGTATGAGGCGGTAAAATAAATTGCCCAAACTTTCCCAAAACCTTTCCACACTTGGGGGCGAATGTCCAAGATGATCCAACGCGAACTAACCGCATGGAACAAAATTCAGCGGCATGCCATCCTTCACGGAAAATAGCTTCAGCCTTGAATCCCATCCTGTTCATTTTACCTCCCCAATCTATAAATCCATGCCACATATATCTGGCAAGCATGTCATCACCCAAAACTATGAAACAAATTAATGTTAGCATAACTTCAAATGGTAAACCTGTTGATTCATGGAATATGAAAAGATGTATCAACCAGTTGAGCAAGGAAGTGAGCCAACTTGTAGCGGGTTCGCCACTAGTTATCATTCCTTCACGCCCATATCTGATTCCTTTTGAAGTAACACCTCGTGTGTAAACACTCCCCCGATACATGCTCATTACAGCAGGGGGTGAATGCCAAGCCTTAGCAAGCCAAATAGACAGCAATCTAAGTTTCTTGCCAATACTTGCATCACATTTACCAATGTCATCTTCAAATATATGAAAGTCTTCATGAGTAGGATCCATAACAGTACTGCTGTCACCAAATAAATCAGTTCCAGTTCCCGTTATAAATTCTGCAACTCTTTTCGCTTTTCTACTAGAAGTAAATAAACAATTAGAGTGCTTCCCATCCATGATTTTCTTCAATCTTCCTTGAACAGTAGCTGACCAAGGACCAATCACATTCACATAGCGTTTCTTCTTACCTTGAACAAGCCGAGGGGCTTTTTCTTCAGTACCCACAGGGGTATCATAAAGATTGTTCTCAGTTTTACCAAAAGCTTCGCAAACGTTATAGTCCTTAGCCTCCCGTCTACTATACACATAGTTCGAATCTTCACCCATATGCACCATCTTAATGTGATCTTCTAAAAGTTGTCGCTTAACAGAAGGTGATGAGTTACACTGTTCGAACCATTGCTCCCAAGGCATTATATTACTTGCATCCATGTTTGGTAGTAATTGTTTATGGTGACATTTTACCCAACGGATAAAACGGTCCATATATTCGTTGTCTACTTCTGGGGTATTAACTAACACCCTACGTTCAACAGCGACTCGTTCATTATGAAAGTTGGATGCGTAAACCACAGGCGCATATCCATCAATAAGTATTCCACCATTGACTATTATAGGAGAGGTATAAAATTCATCTCTCCTAAAATTTTTCTCAGGTTGGAACAACATATATGATTTCTCACGCTCTGGCTCGCAATAGGGTAAACCGGAATTCCTCGTTTCATAAGTAAAATGAGTTTTCGAGAATTCATGAACAGCTTTCCCAACAACAGTCAGTGAACGAACAATAAAACCACCTAGCACATTACCCCGAAAAGTAACAAACGAATTGAGCACTAAGTGAACAATCAATTTGATACGAAAATCAGGGGCGGACAAAGTTGCTAAATGTACAAGAGCTGGTTGCCAATAATGAGCGGAATTATAAAAATCTCCAGTTCTCACATGGTACCAGGTCCCTTCAAACATGAGGAAACATAACGCGGTTATGCACTCGGGCACTCCTAATCTTTGCAGGAATACCACCTTAATGCTCTCTTCATAGAAGATTGCAATAAGCTCATAAAAGGGAGTTTCTAATACTCGCCAAATAAGCAAACTAATATCACGCAAATCAGCCAGCAATAACCTTCCAAGGAGGTCACCTCGTAATGTCATATAATTATTTAAAATCAAGTGACAATAAAAGGGTGTATTGAAACAAGAAGAAATGAAATGCACTAAAAATGGTTGCCACAAACGGGAGATGTGCTCACCGTAAGCACGCACATAAATCATGCATTCAAAAGTTGTAAACAATATGATAACAGGGACCCAACCAACGTGTCGCAACAAGAACACTTTAATTAGTTCTTCTATTACAATAGCACATATATAAATAAACGTTAATTGAATCTGAATTTCTTGCCTTTTGTAAGTTCTATAACAAATCAAAGGTAGTAATCCGCACCATATATAAAACAACCCCCACAAATACTCTACCATTTCGACATTAATTAATTGATATAATCGCGCAAATATATGAGGAAGTAGTAAAGAAGGTTGTGGTTCTAACTGCCAAACGTGGTATTCGACACTGGGCAAGATAAAATAAGATAACACTAAATTTCGATATTCTATCATTTTGTATACATACGCATACAACAGCACTGGTGGATTAATCATCAACAACCCAATGCAATAACTGTTGGCAAACGCCAAACAATTCCAAATAGAATAAGCTACCAATCTGATATAGTCAAATAGTAGCCACTCTTTCATATAGTAAAACCAATTCCACCCCACACATCGTTGCCATACACCACGATAGCAGGCTAAGGTATCGGGACAAAAATCAAAGGAGACGTAGTCACAAAGGTAACCTTCGCCATTGAAAATTATTCTACCTACTAATAATGTAGATAAAATTAACACATAAAGTTTAATCAAGGTTTGCAGTAACCAACAGTTTCTACGCCACAGCATAAGCCATCTTCCATAAACCAAATCATTGGCCAATGATTCCTGTTGAGAATAAATGGTACAATAACGATTAAACGCTATCATAGGCACTAACATCTGAACATCAATTAGCATGATTGGGGAAAGAGACAAGACAAGTGCAAGTCGCCTGGTATATTCTACACTCAACTTAAAGTTGACTGGGGAAGGTTCACGACCTCCCCACCAAGCGATAACCTCATTTACTAATGTACTAGGTAATTGAATCATACCGTTAGGTAATTCTTCCCATTTCCTTTGCACAATTTTAACTCGGTTTCCCGACGCGTACGACCACTGTTCGCTTGACTGAAAGATTTCCAATTCTTGAAGTTTCGGAATTTCAAACAATGTCAAAGCTAATGGGCGGAGCACGCGCTGAGCTCTATTGCCGACCAACTGATTGGAGGGAAAAGCCAAGGGGATAAGGTTGCCTCCACGTTCAATTGCAACGTTTTCTTTTTCCTCATCCCCTGCCTCATCAACGACTTGTACCTCTAAAGGTATACCATCGCCAACGAGGACTTCATCACCGTCATTTCTGACGGCGGGTTCAGCCGGACGCAAATGCACCGGCACATCAAGAGCTCCATACTCCATCTGTGCTAATACATCTGCCGCTCGTAGTCCAGCCAACCCTCTACATGCATTTTGGATCCTTTGTGATACGTGATCACGCATTCTCAAGGACCCGGCAACGACAAAATCTCCCGCACCTCTAATATATTGTAATAGTTGTGTTGAACGTTTTGAAGATTACAGGAGTTCAAACCTATAATCAGGTGCCGTGAGTTAATTTGGAGCTATCCAGGGCAACTCAATCTAAAAAGATATCCCGTGCTGGGCAAGAACACTACACAGTCCGAAATTCACTTGGTACTGAGGGCAAATTCAGTATTAGTTAGTCTCGTTTAAGTAGGGTCTCAGCAACGATTGTGAATCAATAATTGTCTTTTAGTCTTCATCTAATACGAGCCTCGCAAAACTTTTGGTTTGCAACGACTTCCAGCCGATTTACAGCCGGTATGCTAGAGCATGTTGCGCCCGCAACTTAACAGATTAGTTTAATCATGCACTCTAACAGTGTCCGGTCAGTTCCTCGGTAGTTATTAGACTGACTACTACAGTTTCAACTTCTCTCTTCACAAAAGCTGATGTTCAAAATTGGGGCGAGCGTGCTCAACCTTGAACGCCATGCCAGTAATAAAACTGGACTTCACCTAAACTTTCACCGCCTAGGCTGGCGGGTTGGAGCTGATAACAGCAGGCACTATTAATTCATCAAAATTGATCGTAATAACAACGTGTTCAATTAGATTGGGTAAGAGGGTACTCGCATATTCAACCACAGTTCCTCAAGTGGAATATAAATAATCCTTCCGATATGTTCACAGCACATCTTCCGAAATT